ACTCTTAACTTATTGACACACTTTTGGTTCTCTAAAAGAGAGCAGTGTATGCCCCAAGTCTTCTCAGAAACTCTCCAGGAATAGAAGGTCAGCTTCGGATTCACTATCAAATTCCTGGCTTACGGCATATTCTGTTACAGCCTGTAGCTGATAATGTATTTTATAACATTTCCGCCTTAATCTTCGTAATTTCTTATTTAGATCTAATTGGTTTTGTCGCGCCAGCCCAATAGCGTTCATGATTACCATATACTCGTTGTCTGTAATCTTTTCTTTGAAATTATCAACCAGAGAAACTAAAGAATCTATTTTACTTGTCATTAATATATTGATATATATTAATAATGAATAATAATAACAAAATTCTACTGGTAGAATCTAATAATTCTGCCGGTAAGTTATATACTGATCGTCAAAACCGGAATGGCGTTGTAGGTAATAATAAAATAAATAAAAATAACGCAGCCTGGAACACTGATATTAAATATGGAATTAAAATGAATGTCGGAGATCAATTAACGATAAGTGCTACACAGATTAATTTACGAGGAGAACCTGACGCCAGTATGGAATTCTCCGGGGGCGACTTGTCCCTGGTGACTCAATCTGAAGCGCCATTAGTAGATAATATAGCAACTATTGAATATGGATATTATTTTACAAATCAAAGGCAATATAATATTAATCTTCCATTAATAAATCATAGAGTAGCCAGTGTAAGCACCTGGGACTCACCCGTATATGGTTGTTGGGCAGGGGAAAATGTTACGGCAAATGATTGGGACTCGTTTTTTAATAGTTATCCGGCTTGGGGATTAGAAGGTGTAGCTAAAATGAAAGATATATTGACTACTCCCACAGGTTTTACGCCTCCTCGGAGAGAATGTCCAACAATGAATTGGACTACTCAATTATTTACCGATGCGACTAAGGACGATACTTATCTCGTAAGCAGAGTAGATACCGGCTTCACTCCCCCGGGCGAGAGCAAAACTGTTATGGAAACTGTAGGCAATGGTGTATACCCCTCCAAGGGAAAGCGCCCACAAATAGGTTCAATGTATTGTGGAACAGGAACTGCCCCGGCTATTAGTAATGCTCCTTTTCAAATTGCTTTTCCTAGTGAAAAGAGGCTTTATAAAGTAAAGACTAATTATAAGGAATGGTGTAAAGCTTCTACTCTGATTAATACCGCGCCATTAGATGATTTAGATATAACGACAATTCATCATTATATTACAACTGATAAATTACCTTTGACCGCCCAAAAAGGATTTCAGACTCCTGATAGTGTTGCTGGTAGTTTAAACGAGCAGTTACATGAAAGGACTGGTAAAGCTAATAATTGGGACGATGAAAATATACAAGCGTATGTATATGAACATGATGCCAATTTTGCTATGGGCCAGAAATACGCCTTTGGACCGCCCCTGCCCGGCCCGTCCGACGCCCTTCAAACACAGTATGCGAACACCAGCATAACTACCGGCACAGCGAGAACAACTGGTGGTTATCAATGGGACGCTGGAACAAAATTAAAACGTAAAGCTGTAACTCAAGTAACGGATAAATTTATGAAAACTGTATCAACATCAACAGGAAGATTATTAGAAAAAATTTGGTTTGACCCAGACGCCTCAGTAGCGACGGGTCCTGTAAAAGCTGAATGGGCGGATTTTACTGCTGATATTCCGGGTAATACTACTGGAAAGGACGGATCGGCAGATAAAGGTGGTTGGCGGGGTATAGGAAAAGCTCATGACCCTACGGAGGACCCGAAAAATCCTTCGGTAAATGGTGAGCCAGATATTCAAGGTAGTTGGGCAGTAGATAAAGATGGTAATAATACCTACGTTGGAGAGAACGGACGAGATATATTTTATAATGATTTATTGGTCGGAGAAATGGGTAGATTTAATGCTTTAAATTTATGGAATAATTTAAGGGATCGCGCCTATAACATGGAGGCTATGATACAAGGAATGATGGTCAGCTCGGGGCGCCGCCTCCCCCTCCTGTATGTTCCTCCTGTAGCACCATCACCATTTTACGATTTCCCTCCGAGCTGGAATTATCCATTTGAGAAGACAGATTTAACAACTATGTATATTTCTTCTGGGAGATGTGTGCCATTTGATGTCCATGATTACGCAGCTCCGGCAAATGCGGAAAGCACTCCGCCCCAACCAAATGTAAATATAAATGTATTATTAGGTAAAGGTCAATTTGGTTCTCAAGTAGTGGGAACAGATAATTGGACAACAGCTTCAGTAACAACTATGAAGATAAATACTACATCTGGAGGAACCGCACCCCCTGCCACAGGAGATTTTACAAGACTGACTAATAACGTTTTATTAGATTACCCACAAGCAGTTGCTCAAAAAATACGTGGTTTATGCTATACAACAAATATTATAGCGACTCCCAGAAGTATAGCATTGGTAAAAAAGGCTTTATATTCGGCAAAAAAAGTTGGTAAATTTGCGTCAAGATCTCCATTAAACAATAGTGTTAATGATCCGGAATCGGTAGCAAAACAATTTGTAACCGAATTAGACCATGGAGCTACAGATGATGGAGGTAGTGTAAATGTAAATTCACCATTAGGAACTCCTTCTCCTGATGTTTCAGCATTGAAATTGAGTCTTCCATCTCCGTATAATGTTGTCTTGTCCGTCGGCAACCAGCCTATCGGTTTTGCTAATTATCAAACACAAATTGTAAATTGGGATACGTCACCTAAAGCCGAGCCAGTTGTGCCTCTTGAGAAATTCGCAGGTGTCAAAAGAACCTATGCCAATGCTTCTCAAAATACAAGGCCACGCAGGTCAGAATATTTTACGTATTATGATGAAGAATTAATGAACCCAAAAAATGGTAATGTATCTCTTCCGAATGGGACACAATTTAAATTTACAGATAGTTCAGGTAAATATTTTCAGCATCAAGATTTTTTAAGACCAGATGTAAAAGCTAAAGCATATTATAGCGAGGAACTGGGACGACGTATTGATTTATTAGATGGAGAAATAGATAGAGGTGTAGGTATAGTTATTGTTTATCCTAAAAAATGGGAGGCTGTTTCCAGTCCGGCCTTGGCGGCTACTAATTTCCCTGATATGAACAGAGATCAGTATTTAAATTATGATAGCCAATTTAAAACCCCAACTGCTCAATGGCCTGGAACTCCTAATCTAGGAAATACTCTGCCAGTATCTGGCGCAGCGCCGCCGCCACAAGATGACCTTTTTACTGAAGATGACCTGGAATGGGCTAAACAGCAGTGGGAAGATACACCATTCATAGCATTTGTGATGATGGGTGTAGATAATCCTGATAATTTACCTGTGGCTGATATTGATAAATTTTTACCTAATTCTCCTCCTGGCGATTTCTTTGGATTTAGTAATAGTTTTTCAGACGGCGAGTACGGAAAAATTATAAATACGCAACGTGTAAATCCTAAAGCTTATGGTTCAACTCAAATGACCACCGCTTTAAAAACGACTAATACAAGTTATGGTAATTATGTAAGTAAATTTAATAGTTTATATTACAATGTATATGATTATTACCCTTACGCGATAATCGGTGCTTCTGATCCAACTTTTAATTTTGGAGCAACAAGTGGTAGGTTTGAGATAAGCTCCCTACATACTCCAACTTATGTAGGAAATGGTGCTTGGTGTGATGTAGATGACCCGGCTGGTGCCGATGCTCAGGCGAACGAGGAAGTGGCTATATTAAACGGTAAGCAAAGTTGGACCAGTCAATTAACTTTAACAACTAAATTAGTAGGACCTATACCGTTTTACGGTGATTTAACACTCAGTGGCACGCCGTTTGATGATGTGAATAATCAAACCCCCGATACCGCACGATATCTAAATGGTGGTGTGCCTTTAGACCATACACTACTTAATAATTTTTCAGGTGGTTCTTGGCTCGGAAATACTACTTACCCGCCTGAATACGCAGACTCTATGATTGTTATACCGTGGGAGAATGTTGGTCAAGCTAATGAAGAACATCGTATAATAACAAGTCAGTCAGGTGTAGGTATAATTAATATTTATGTGCCAAATACAAAAGCAAATATACCTAAATATTTAGGGACGTTGGGCATTGAATCCTATTTAAATAGTCCAGGAGTTCTTTTATCGCCATGGACACCGAATACTTATACGAATACTTTATTTTATAAGATGGGTTTCGATCTTGAACAGCTTCTTCCTATTGCTCCTCAAACCCAGTCAAACTCATTTAATAGATCTAATTTTAATAAGTATATTGGTTACGAAGGTCAAACATTAATGAATAAATCGGACAATATGGTTTACCCATTTACTACAAATGGTTATATAACTGGAACAATTAATGTGTTAGGTCAAAATCGTAATTGGTTAGGCTTTGATACAATTACAGCTCTGCCTAACACTGGATTGACGCCCACTGACGTATCAAACGCAGCGGACCACGAACCCGGTCAGACCAACCAACCAGGGTTTATAGGTTTGGGTTTGGAATGGGGTAATAATAGAACTATTAATCTTAAGCAATTACCGCCTACAGATGTGTATGAAATGTTTAGTATGGGTGGTTTAAACTCTGCTATTCCTACCAAAATAACGTGCGAGAGTGATGTTTTAACGGCCAGACGACAACCTAAAAAATATGATTTTTCGTATTTATTAATTCATAGTAATATAATCCAACAATCTCCTAATTTTATAGGAACAAATAAAATATTACCAATACCAGCGATAGGTTATTTGTCTCGTAACTATTCAAGTAGTGATTTCTTTTATTCATTTGATAGTGATTTTAGTTATACTATTGATAAATCCTACGTGATGAATAATTTTGATATTGAAATCCGTTTACCGAACGGGCAATTTGCCCAGATTGAAGATAATTCAAGTTTAATATTTAAAATAACACGGGCGAAACCAGCAATAGGGCCTATTCCTGGTCCTCCTAAGCCTATGACAAAAGATGAATTGACGAAACAGGAAAAGGCTGAATTAGCTTATTATAAATCTTTATTTAGTTAAAGGGGAGTATATACAAAATAGTGTTTTTGTATAAACCTCCTAAAAATAATCGTCGTATAGGCTTTTAGGTTTAGCATTAGTAGATAACAAATCTGGAATTTTTTTAGACGGTTGTTTTACGGGTGTAGGTTCTGCCTTTTTTTTTGGTTCAGGTTCCGGAGGCGGGGCGGACTTCTTTGCTTTGGCATTTTCACGCTGGCGCCAGTTATTTTTAAGATTTTTATATTGTTCCATATAGTTCATAAAATTATAGAATCCATCAACATTAGCAGGGTGGGGCATAGGTGGTATTTCTTCATGAGTTTGGTGATGTCTTGTAACAGGTTGAGCGGAAGGTGGTATTTTTTCCTGGGATACAATTTTAGCGGCCTCGCGCTTTTCTGCTCTTTTCTCTCTCATACGTGCTAAGTTATCTAATTGTTTTTGGCTGGCTTTTCTTTTTTTTTTAACAACTGGTTGGGCATCTACTTCATCTTCTTTAGGTTTTTCAATAAAAATAGATTCGGCTTCATCAATAACCGGATCTGCGGTATTGACAATTTCTTGAACTTCGGGAGCTGTTATTTGTTCTTTGGATTCAACATTCGGTAGGTTAATACTATCCATTTATAATAAACGTAGAAAATATTTTTTTCATTTATTACTTATAATTCTTCTTCTTCTTCTTCTTCAACTTTTTCGTCCTCAGTATCCGATTCGCTATCAAATGGGACCACACCACGCATCTTTTCTAATGGTCTAACACCGTCCCAAACTTTATGAGTAAATCCATTATAAGCATGGGGTGGATTTTCTGTATAATCAATATGTAAAAACTTATATGGTTCTTTCCAAACGTGCTTACATATAGCTTTAAAATTTTTATCAGACCCAAATGAGCTCCCGAGTTCCTCCGTAATCTTGGTCATTTCATTGTGGTTAGAATTCCTGCCGAGGATAGCTGCCGTCATATTAGTCCTAACAAGAGGGTGAACCTCTTTAAAGACCTGGGAGGAAAACATGAGCAATCCTATACCGTAGTGGCGATAACGCGAGGCCAATTTATACACAAGACTACCCCGAGGAATGCCGACGAAATCATCTAAAATGATAGCTATAACAGGTCTATCTTTTTTACGTTTATAAGACAATTGTTGGTTTATTATACTTTGAATAATATGATCTGAATATTCGCCATAACAGGTTCCTGGGAAACTTTCTTTCAAAAATCTACTTGTGTTATCATTCATGATAGTATTACTAATTATATGGACCTGGTCAAAACAGTCTTTATAAAAATTTTCTCCTAATAATAAATTTGTAATGATGGTGCTTTTACCAGACTTTACTGGAGCAATTTGTAAAATAAGGGCACCTGTGCTGATATCAGGTAGGTTTTCGTGAAGTTCTTTACCAATGTCCATTCTATCGGGATCAGGTATAACTTCTTTAATTTCTAAATCAGTGTTCATTAATATAAAGCAATATATATTTTATATTAACAAAAATTATTCAGTAACAGATACATTTCCATTTTTGAGTATAAATTGGCGTTCTACTTTACCCCAAACAAATGTTATAATTTGGTTTGCTGGTGAATCAGCAGCACTTCTATAAAGAGTTCTTTGAAGTAAGATAGGTTTTTGACCTACTTGAGTGCCTGCTCCGGTAAGAGGGTTAGTAACAAGATCGACACCACAATAGTGTTGATGACCTGAAAGATTCGCATCAGAAATAGTATTGGTGGCATAGCTTTGAGTGTCGCCAAATGCTTTAAAAGTCCTGGGAGCAGCTATGGAAGAGTGGTCAGTTATTTGGTCAAAAGAGTATTCACATGAGGCAACTTGTAGCTCTACGCCTTCAATTTGCGCCAGGTAGTTGGCTTTGGTGGCCTCATTTATTACAGGTCTGTTAAACAACTCGCGGTCATTAATTCTTAAATTATATTCAGAAGGTTTAGATTGAGCAGTTGAGCGATATATACCTAATAATTGACCATCAGTGGCATCTACGCCAGTAAGATAATCGGCCCACATAATATTTTTAACAGTTCTTGAAGAAAGGCCAATTTCACGATTGACAGATTGAACAGTAGGAGCAGCTCCGCCTCCTGGGGCAGCAGTAGCAGGAGAAGTAGTGGTTGTGAGCACAAGGTCATTGTACCCCATTTGGAGGCCAGATTCGCTCATAACAACAGCCGCCATTTGAGCCATACGGTCATCGGTGTAGGTTAGATAGTCAGCTAAAAATTTAACTTGAGTTGTAGCAATAGTTGCTTTAACTCCGGCAACGACAGGGTTGGCAAGAACATCACTTTGAAGCCAAGAAGTATATTCACCGCCATCACTCCATTGAATTTCTATAGATACTGGTTCTTGAATTAAATATAGTGGGAGCTGTACGGAGCGCATCATAGGGAATAGATCTGATAATTTAATAGCGAATACTGCTGTTTCGTCTTCGTTGTCTTCAATTAGGTTTGTTTTAGCTGGTTTGGTGTTGGTGCTGGGTAATCCCGCAGCATCGCGTCCCCATGAACCATTCATAGTTTGTAAGCCACCGTCTTCTACATTAGAAGGTTCTAACCCATCTACAGTCCCTTCTAGAACGCCGGATTTCCTAATGCGTTCTTCAGCAGATTTAAACTGGCGCATCATAGTATGATAACGGCCGAAGCTATTTGTTGTAGCAACAGCAGTAGCACCAATACGTAAAGTAGCACTTTCTATAAAAGAGGCGCCACCGGTTCTAATAGGAGGATAGAATTCTGTATTCGGTTTTGCGAGGTCACGAGGTCTAATAACTCCTACTTGAACGGCTGAGTTAATATCTAAGATCCCTCTTTTTTCTAAGGTAAAGCGACAGACCTGGTTTGTACACACAACGGGTTCTAAAATACTGGTATGAATACTCATGGTATCAATAGTTGCCATAGGCTTGGTTTTGAGAATATCAGGAAGACTCATTTATATATACTATAATAAAATAAATTTTTATTAGATTATTTTTTGTTTTAATATGAAAAAACAGTAAGACGCAAGTTAGCTCTCTGTTCTCTAAAATCTTAGAATTAATTTTAAGTTTTCTTTTTTAAGTAGATCTGTAATTTCTCATATATACGGATTTCGTTTTTTTAAACTCCTCATGTTCTTTACCAGGCATGTGAAAAGGTTTCCTTGAAAAGGTAACATTACTACTAATATTTTTTTGACAAATAATATAAGCGCAAGCTCCCAGCCAACCTGTAACGGTGGCAAAATGAATAGCTGATATTTTGAATCCATTGTCTTCAATAATTTGTAGTCTTTTAGGTGTTAAGTTCATAACGCCTATTAATATACCTATACCTTTTCGTGCTTGACTACAGGCTTTAATTAAAGTTTGTGTTATTTTACTCCAAGGAGGATTAGTAATAAACCAGTCATATTCCTTAGTATTTGTAAAAAAATCAATACCTTCGTCAATTTCGCAAAATAATTTAGGATTATTAGGAAATTGATTATAAAAATGACCACTTCCTTTACAGCCGTCCATTATAATATCGCCTATTCCAATAGGAGTCATGTCAATACATAATTTAGCAAGAGCCACAGGTGTCATTTTAAGATCATTTGGTTTATGCTTAATTTTGCTAATTTGATTCATATATATAACATTAGATTAACTTACAACTCTAATTCCTTCGGGGGAATAAAGTAGGGTGCTGGAAGCTAAAATATATGTAAATAAGGAGTTAGGGTGCTGGCCATCTAGCTCACTTCTAACGCGAACAGAGTAGGGGGTCCGCGAATAATCCACTCCGTGTCTGAAAATATCTTGGCGAATTCCGAGACCAAATACTGGTCTTTTATTGGCAAGAGTCATACCCCAGCGGTCTTCCCCTCCGCCTATATTTCTATCAGGATTATTGAGATCGGGGCCTGCTTGGGCGTTTAGACGAGTAGCTTTACTGTCTTCTGTTTGAGCTGAAGCTAAAGTATTATCAAGGTCATTAACATTTTTAATAGAGCTTAAATAGGTTTCAAGTGTAATAGAGTCAATAGCTGATTTTTCATCAGCAACGACACCATGTTGTTGTTCATCAATGCGATTTTCTCTGGGGAATAAAATTCCGGCTTTACTATAAGCTACCTCTTTAATTGGAGCAATTGCTGCGCCATTTTGTAATTTATAGGTAGCATTTGAAAGCTGTTGAGAGTTATTAACAAAAGTGGTTGGGACAAGATTATGTATAACCGATTGAACTTTACTGGCACCTAAATTGAGTGATACAGTTTGGTCACTACTGTTTATAACACTGTATAATGACGAGTAGGCATTGTATTGAAGAGCACCATTAGAGGCATTATTCATCATTTGTGCCCCTTCTTCGTCTGGCACGAGCAAATCGTAAGTTAAATGAACGTTTGAAAGAGTATAGGAGAAATCACCTATTTGAGCGCCACCCGCGGCCGAGCCCGATTGAAGAGATTCGGCTGCCGTAGGAGCAGTCGCGACTCCTAATAGCCATGGTTGTAATACACTTGAATCTGGAGCACATTCTAGATTCATAATCATACCTCTGGTGCCATTTTGACCCAAGGGGACTAATCCAGTTCCTGATAACAAGCCACAACGAATAGGTATAGAAAAAGAACGTTTTGTATTAAGCGAACAAGCTTCAACAATAGATCTTGAACTAGTAATATTTCCAAGAGCATTACCATTATTTAAATCAGCTCCGCCATGAGTGGCAGGAACCAAAGAACTTAGTAAGCGAGGATATTCTTTAATATGTTCTAAAGTTTGATTATCTAAAGTAGATAAAGTGACTTGTCTAATTGCGGAAGCGACACCAACTCTTGAGTCAATAGAACAATTAACTCTGGTTGCTCCATTGGCACCTCCTACTCCGGCGTTATTTAAAATAGCGCCGCCAGCACCGTCAGTGATGTTAAATTCACCACAAAGGCGAAGCGATTTACCTACAAGATATTTATCTGATTGGGCGATAAGAAATGAGATAATAGGGTAACCACCTCTAAAACTAAAAGAACTATCGGGCGGGGCATTGATTGGGTCAATTTGAACTTTTTCAGTAGCAATAATATTTGCGGACATATATTATACTTAAATAAAATAATTTAATTACAATAATATAATTTAAATATGTAAATCATATAATTCCTTATAAGATTTATCTAACAACTGTAACTCCGTCGGCACTAATAATCATTCTATTTAAATGAACAATGTTATTGTTGAGGAGAAAGTTATCAGTAGATGCGTCGTTATCGTAGGTAATTCTTAGCATAGTAGTGGTTTCCTGTAAATCATGAACTTGTCCGTATCTACTTAGTGCTCTGGCAAATATTAGACGTTGCGATGTATTCCAAAGATTTCTACAAGAGATTTTGGCGTTTTCAATAGCCTTTTCGTTTTCCATGATGTGTAGCACGGGATTTTTATCAACACCATATTTTCGGAGGTCTATAGGACGGTCTGGAATAATCGATCCGTTCATTGACCACTGATATGATAATTCACGGTCATAACTACCAACCAAAGAACTGGCTACAGTATTCGTTTGATTAGCCATTAGGAGCGGCACGGAAATAACAGAATAAGCTCTGGACTCATTTGCTGGTATAAGATTAGAAGTCATGCCCTGAGCATTTGTAATATTGCCTCTGTATACGGTTGAAGTACAATAGTCCATTTCAACTCCGGAGGAATTGACTTTATTAATCATACTTTCAACGTAGCCGGCAGGGGGTTCAACTTGTAAAATAGACAATTCTAAATCAGTAATTCTTACTTCATTACCTTCAAGTATTTCAGCTGAACCCTGGGCACGAGCAGTAGCAGTGTTTTGAAGTGATTGAGTGTCAATACGATCACTTGCGACAAAAAATACACTTGAGCCGCCATTAGCAGCGTCAAGTCCGGGGAAACCAGCAGCAGGAAGAGCAGCGGCGGTTTGAAGCGATTCACCATTTGCTCTATTAGCTTCGTAGGTAACTTCACATCTATTATTGGCATCTACATCTAAACTTTTAACAACACCTAGGCATCTTACTATATTTCCGACAACATTTGCGATATACATAATATCGCCCGGAACAATATACATATCTTTAGGCGCCGCTACTGTAGAACTGGGTTGGAAAGTGGGATCGGGCACGGGGCCGACTGGGTTGGCGGCTATGTCGGCTTGGAGACCGATAGCAATTTTAAAAATACCATCATTGCCTGTGCCAGGTGTAGTATCTACAACATCATTGTTGGCAGCACCGGTTCCCTTAGTATCATAAGTTAAATACATTTGCTTTTGTGTGGCTATTTCTCCTACTCCTGCGGGAGGATCGAGGCCGGGTAGTCCGGGATAAGCACTGCGCGCTGTGCCGGTGTCAGCCGCTAACATACAACTACGGGTAATATTATCAATATTCATAGTAACTCTTAAGCCGGACGTGGCAGTTAATGGAAAAACATTAGTAGCTTTTTCGCCAATAATACCGGAACAAGGTATAGGAGCGGATATTTTTAATTGAATTGGTGTAGGAGATTTAGCGACGACGCCAGCGGTCCAATCGTCGGGACTTTTGTGATAAAGTTGATTATTTAAATCAGCATTTTTAGACATTCCACTAAAAAGTTCTCTTTTAGATTCAACGGAATCATTAGCAGAAAATCCCCATTCCTGAGCACAAAGGACATTCATATCAGAAAGCATTTCAAGTTCAGTGCGACCTGTGCCATCGGAAATTCGCATATCTCTAATTAAACTCCAAAAACCGGCATTACCATCTGGGTGAAGAGAACCTCTTCCGGTAACTTGAACATTAGCATTTAATCTAATATTTTGAGGATCAGCAAACCCAACATAACTGGGTATATGAAATCTAATTTGAGTATTATTTCTTGTGGTATATTCGGTTTGAACTTCGGGTTTAACGGATACTATTTTTGAAGGTACAAAAACATTGTTGGGATTTGAATTAAACATCTATATATATATATACTATAATAAATTAAAAATCTTTAAAATTATTTATTATTTGAAATTATAAATAATTGTAAGACGCAAGTCGGCTCTGAGATTATATAAATAAGGGATTTTTATTAAAAAGCTGAATTTGAGGCAGGAAGGGTTGTAACACTATTTTTACCAGCCATAGCGTATCCGCCCTTTGTAATAGAATCAGATAAACCTGTAGCTGTGGAAACCATATGCGTCGGCCCTGAATTGCCGGGACCTTTAAAAAAGCTTGCTATCTCCATTCCCACGCCAGCAATAGCAGCAGCAGGCAAAATAAATTCTGATAATTCTGGAGCAGCGGCTTCAGCTGTTTCTGTTCCTTCTAATAAATCTGCTGCTTCTCCACCTGCCTTAGTAGCGGTTTGAGTGACAGCTTCCGTATCGTCAAGACCTCCGCTTATTTCTCCGGTATTTATAGATTCGTCTGAAACAGGTCCTGGTCCTTTGGCAATAACGCCACCGTCTGATTCAGCTAAATTGGGTAATGCTGAAGGAGCAGGGCCGGAAGGTTGAGCATTAGCAAAGGTTTCACTACTAACATTTTCACCTCCTCCTACTACTGCCGATGTAGGTTCCGCGGGCACGCCACCTTCTCCAAATAGATCACGCTCGGCTGATTTATTAGCAAGATTAGACATCTCTTGCCCACCCTCTTCCGGTGTTGAGGCCTTGTAGCCAAATCCCGGTTTTTCGGGTATATCGGCGATAGTGCCTTGGGCTTTTGATACAGCTCCCTCGGCCTGGCTCTTCGCGCTTGATGCTACTGCCTGGGCCTGTTCCTGAGCGTTAGCTACAGTTCCCTTCGCTCTTTGAACGACCGCTCCAACATCGTTAGAGGCATCTTGAGCAGCTGATTGAACTTTACCTACAGCTTCATCAAGACTGGCAGCTTTGTTTGCTACTACACTTTTTGCTTTATTAACTATCTGTCCCTTGAGAAAATTTAACGACTTTGCGGCCGTTGGAGCGACAATAGGGAAAGCTAAAGAACCAGCTGTCATAACATTCTCTAATTGTTCCTTTTTTTCATCATCTAGTTGTAATTTATCACTAATTTTACTTTTCCAATCACTAAAAAATTTATCTCCTTTTTGTTGGGCATATTGCTTAATACCTTCACTACCACTATTAAAAGCAGAAACAGCGTTATTGTAATCGGATAATCCTGACATATATAATAGTTAATTATTTTTTTTTAACATTAACTTTTTTAACCTTCTTTTTATTTTTCATTATAAAAATATCTTTTTCCTTTAGGTTAGGCTTTTCAGCCAGTTTAAACTTAGCTTCAACGGCTCTATTAAACTTAACAAGATTTTTAGGAGATTCTTTAGTTGGGTTAGGTATATCCATTAATATTAAATAATATTTTTATTATATGTATATATATATATATGTCTTTTATACATCTTAGTACTGTTCAGCCCACAATCGGGCAACGCGAAAATACCGAGCGTCAGCCAGCAATGTTTAGGAATGATTTTAAGAATGGAATTGAAATAAAAAAAGGAGATCAAATTGAATTAGTAAATTTGCGTCTTAACTTTGAAAATATAGTAATCACAAGTGGAATAAATGATACTCTTGTGTGGCAAATAGGACCAAGTCCTGCTTTTACTCAACATGTAGTAATTTTAGAAGAAGGTGAATATACTCAAGATGGTTTCGTTACTGAATTACAAAGGGCTTTAAATAAAAGTGTTGTATTGGAATCCATGAAGCCTCAAATAGGCGACACAGCTAATGGTGGTATGAATAATCCAAAAACTCCCACTCTACCCGGTGGATTTAATGTCCTTTTTGAAGCAAAGAATGCCACAGCAACTCCTCCTGTGCTTAATGATACTTATATAATATCAGTTAATCAGCAGTTGGGTCCGCAAAATGATGATACTTTAAATACGGAAGCCAATTTAGCATTCGCAGCTACTAAAGATTGGACTGAACTTGGAACGCGTGTAGCAAATGCTCCTTGGAATAATAATAATACTGTTAATATTGACGAAGGTAATATGGACGATTTAGACCCTTTAAAGGAACAGCCATCTACAATAACCTCTTTAACAATGGAAAAAATAGTCCAGGATCTAAATCAGCTTGGTGAAAGAGCTGATTTTACCACTTTTAAAGAAGAAGGTGGGGCAGTAGAATGGGACTACGATTTATTAAGCAGTATAAAGGTGTTAGGTTACGATGGTAGTATAAGTCAGCCCGACGATGGGGGACTAAGCAGTAATGGAATAATCCCTGGTGAAATAACGGGAATATTTGATAAACAAGGTAGAACAACATTAAGAATATGCCCAATTTTAGGATTTTCAACCGCGGACTTTACAACAGCAGCGGCTACGTTTGAAGTGGCATCTACACTCACTTTTGGCGTAGGCGAAATTCATGATGGAATCATCGCTTTGACCCCGTCCCCCGCCAAATATGATTTTTCATTTACTATATCTCCTGGTGCCTCCCCAATTAATCCAGAAGATGGGTCATTAAAGACAGACGGAACTCCAAGAACAGCAGTAGACGTAATATATGGTAAATTTTCTGATACAATTCAAGATATAGTAAATACTAATATGTTTAGTGGTGGTATTAGATTTGCTGCGGGGAAAGGAGATACAGGAACTGGTGGCGAACCAGATGCTGACCCTAATACAGAACCGGATAGTGTTAATTTAAAATCCGAACTTTGGGGGACCCCTGAGGATAATAGTTTCTTTTATTACAGTAGCCGAGAAGGTTTTTTTGAAGCATTTAAAGAAGTCGCTATACCTGGCGGAGGACCTACTGACTTTGAATATGTAAGAATTCCGTGGAACGCCACGGGCCTTCCGGGTAACCCTGGTGCGACAACTATAACTCCTTCACTAAAACCAACAGCCAACGTCGGTTATCAAGTCATTCCTACTAAAGTATTAGGGTGGCCATCTGCTCGTTTAGGTTTAAATCGTCGTGCCCGAGTTGTAAAAGATGGTTATGGAGCAGTAAATAGTGATGATCCTTACGATAATGGTGTTGTAGATACGAGAGGTAACCACGAATGGGCGGAATACTGGATAGGTATTGCTAAAGAAACTGATGGAGTAGCAGCATTAGCAGTCGCCGGAACAACAGAACCAATCCTTGAGATATGTTGTCCTCAGGATATTGATGGAAGGCCCGAATATCCTGACGGAGGTTTCCTTGGTAGTGAAATAAAAATGACAAGATATTTAAAAGATGTTACAGGCGCCGCCACCGACGCTACAAAAGATATAATACTTGAAATAAAATTAGATGATTTTAATCATGTAACAATGTCTGTAGCTCAAGATACTTCTCAAGACTTTGAGAGAGGTTCAACTGTATTACCTAAGTCATATGCCACAGGAATTCCCTCTCAATTACCTCCAAATACTGGTTTTACACTTGTAGGGGATTCACATAGCAAAAATGAAGGTGCTGGCGCTGCGTTACCTATTAAATTAAATAACCAGTTAAAAGAATGTCATTTCCCTTATATACCAATGGCTTTTCTTGGTAGAGGGGGACCTTATCAAGCTAAAAATACACAAGACCAGACTTTAATGAATCAAACTGGTTATGCTTCAATGTATTCATTTGATGGAGCAATAGGTACGGACATTGTTGGATTAAGAAATCAAAGAATTGTTAGAGAACCAGATGTATCTTTAGACAAAGTTTTCCACGATTACGGCGATATACTCGCTGGAGGCGAATATACACTGCCTGCTTTTTATAAATTTGGAAGGCTATTACTCAATAGTAACTTAGTGGGTCCAGATGCTGACCCTGCTACGGGTCTTCCATATGACGATTCCAAACAAGAGTTTTGGGAGAATTACGACTCACCACAATCAGCTATGACAATACGTGATTTTCAATTAGAACCTAATATTGCTAATTTAGACGAATATTTAGGAATGCGTAATTTAATATCTAATGTTGCCACCGCCGTTGATTCATCAAAGGTAACATCAAGTAACACTCCTAATTCTATTCCAATAAGTGAAGTATTTAATGTAGAATTATTAAGTGAGCCTGTAAAGTCGCATAATGGGGCTACAAATGACCTAGGTAAATCAATTCATACGGTATTAGCAAATAATGTAAGATTAGACTCTGATAATCGCTCATTAAGTTATACACCACCTGTCAGACTTCCTGTTGATCTAAATGTAATGGAAGATAAGACAGTATATTCTTTATCTGTAGCTGTAAAAGATTTAAATAATAAACTAATACCTGGATTAAAAGCACCTTCTGATATAACTTTATATAAGTCTCAAAGTGAATTAAGTAAATTAGAGAAACAAACTGAATTAATTAGAGATGCTATTATTGGTAAGAATAATGATAGAAATGATATAAAAGTAAGTAATATAGGTATTCATAATCCTATATTAGGAGTAATTCCTAAATAAAATAAAAATAGTAAGACGCAAGTCGGCTCTGAACTTTTAGATATAATGAAAAGTTTAAAAAATAGTATATTTTAAATTTTTTAAAGATGGTCTCCTACATCGCCTCCGTGTAATAAAGACATGGTCTTTTGGAACTCATCGTGGAGGGACGGGAACGATAAACCTACTTTATCTATTTCATGAAGGTCATTAATATTAGGTCTTCTTAAGACTTTAGCAGGTCTGGCTTTTATGTCTCCTACAAGTATTTTTTTCCCTGCCATTTGTGCTTTAAGCTTAACTCCAGCTTCTTGAACATCTCTGGACACTGTTCCTGGTTTTGTTTTAGCACTGAATGCCGCTTCTTTTGCGTATCGTTCGCCTGCTTGTTTGGCTGATTGTTTTGCTAACACCATTTTACCTTTATGAAAAGCCTTTGTAGCATTAGCTTGATGAAAAGCACCAGACCTTATCCTTTGAGGAGCATTATCATTATTACGACGATGAGGAGGGGTGGGACGGCGCTGTGGAGCAAGACGCTTTTTTTGGGGCTTCGCCGCATTTTTATTAACAGTAGCTATATAGGCTGAAGCCTTTTTATATTCGCTCATATATATATACCTTTATTTTAATATGGTGTACGGCCCCTTTTAATATTGTGACCACCTTGATGGAAATCCTTATCTCCTCTTTTAGTAGTAAAATTTTTATCTCCTTTATGTGATTTAGATTTGGTGCCCTTTTTACCTACAGTAAAATGTTTTACACGATGCCTCTTCACGGAACTCTCGTGATTTGGAAAATGTAAATAATTAGCGTTATTGGCGGCAACAACTGCTGGTGTTAATATACCGTTTCTTTGTGCTTTAATAAACTGATCCTTCATATAAGGTAGCGAACTCTGTATAGTATGGAAATCCATTATAATATATCGGTATATAATAATATGCCAAATCTCAAAAAAAAATATCCAATTCTTAATTATCATGATAAGGAATATCAAAAGCTATATATGAATGTTTATTATTTCCTTAATAGGGAAAAATTACTGGCACGAGCAGCAAGGAGGGTAAATTGTCCAGATTGTAACAAAGAAATGCCCTATAGTAGTTTAACTTACCACCGAAATCATACACATAATTGTAGCAAACCAGTAAAAAAGTTCTTTTCTGTTACAAAAGGTAATTTCAGATTGACGTTTGATTAAAAAAAAATTTGATTATAAATTTTTAATAATATTCTTGTATTATCTAAAACAACTAATGGCAGGATTTACCAACGAGACATTCAAAAAATACGATGACTACATGACTCCCGCATCAGCCTGGAGGGCAATTGACGAGTATATCCCTAAGGATAAAATAGTGTGGGAAGGGTTCTACGGCGATGGAAAATCGGCGGAATACTTGAAATATGGGCTCGGCTGTCTTGATGTAATTCATGAAAATATAGACTTTTTCAAATATAATCCAGTATTTGACATGGTTATAACGAATCCACCTTTCAGTCGTAAGAAGGAAGTATTTACCAGGTTGAAAGAACTTGGCAAACCCTTCATAGTAATTTGCCCGTGTAGCACAATGAATACCCAGTATTTTCGTAAATTGTTTAGCCAAGATGAAAACCCTATTCAGATAATTATTCCTAGGAGGCGTATTCAATTTCATAAAATGGTCCATGATGTAATTGAGGAAAGTAAAAACTGTAATTTTGACTGTTTGTATTTCACGTGGAAACTAAACCTGCCTCGTGATATTATTTGGCTTCCCGACGAAGAATAAAAAAAATTTGATTACTAATTTTAAAATCTATGTTAGATTATAGAAAATGAGTAAAAATGAAATACCAGCCGAATTCCGCAATTTGCTACACAAATATAATGAAAAACTTAGTGAGTCCAGTATTAAGACAAGGTGGTCACAATATAAAACAATTTGTAAAAACTGTGATAGTGATGCTTATAAAAGTCGGGGAATTTGTCCTGATTTTTGGGATAATAATTTACAATCTATTAAGGATTTTATTGAAGGTCTTAAAACAACTGATAGTAAGCAAAACTACACTGTAGTAAGTGTGGTATTAATAAAAGCACTACTTGGAATATTACAGGAGGGCATTGAAGATAAAATTTTAGCACATGGGTTGTTAATAAATGAAAAAGTAAAAACAAAAGAGGAGGATATGAAAGGTATTGATACTGAAATAATAGAATTAGAAGAAACGATTGGACTGATAAATAAAAGCATTGCCAGTCTAAAAAATCATGAACTCTACTTTGGCGGTCAAGTGAGGCTTATAAAAGATAAACGGCAGAAGGAGAAAGATGCTGGTGAAATGACGCAATCACAGGCTGATAACTATATACCGCATGAAAAATTAATGGAAATAATCCACAATGAAAGTGAATTTAGATTAAATGAATTAATAAATAAGGAACCTGGTCAGTTGAATGTAAATGAGATATTAGAGCTACAAGATATAATTCTTGTAAGATTAATGATAGTAGCACCATCAAGGACTGATTTTGGCGATTGTAAAATAATACGTTCAGAGGAAGATCATATTCCTAAAGATAACAACTACCTGTATATGTTAGGTGACGAACCTTATATACAAATCAATAAATGGAAAACGAAGAAGGAAATTGGAAGTTTTAGACGTATCCCCCTTAGTAAAATAGACGGAATGAGCGATACAATAACTAAATATGTAAGAAATATACCCAGTAAGCAGTATTTATTTGAGAATTGGAACAGGAAGCGTGAGCTTCAGCCGATGACGAGTTCAGCCTTTAGCAAATATGTAACGAAATGCTTTAAGTATTACATAGTTGATAAGAATATCAATATAAACTTGTTGAGACATATACTTATTGGCACTAAAAAAAAAGAGCTTCATGAATTAAGTGACCTACAAGAGTTGTTAGGACATGGTGCGGATACGCAAAAATCGTATTTACTAAATGCGGTTTAACGCCATAGAATTTTGTCAGCGAAGTAGCTCGGTGTGCCTACCTTAACTCTTGTTTTACCGTGCCTACTCATATAATTTTTTTGTCGTTGCTTATCCTGATGCTTTGTGAAATCGGCATAATTAACATCACCAATGCTGGCTAATTTCTTATCGCCTCTGAAAACGTCCAGCTTCTTGCCTTTATTTTTACTGGGTTTTACAGTCACGCCGATTTTGGAGGCGTTGCGTTTTGCTCTACTTAAATTGTAGTTACTCATATACTATACACCGTGTTTTTTAAATATGTAATGTCTATGATTTCTGGCGGCCCTCAAGTCTTTTTTATGTTTAGTTTCTTCTTCTGTCGGGTGAATCTTCTTCCTGTGGGAAACATAGTGTCTTCCAGTAGCAAATTGAAGACTACATATTTCACACTTTGTTTGTTCTTTAATAACAATACAATGCTTATACTCCATGTGTCTCTTATAATTCTTCTTATGTTTAGAAGTAAAATCACATTCTTCACAATTGTATATTTTAGACATTTTTAACATTATTAATTTAATAATATTTACAATCAAATTTAAAAAAAAAGTAAGACGCAAGTCCGCTCTTGATTTTTAGATATAAGGGAAATTTTTAAAATAGGGTATTATTATTACTCGTCGTCGCTGTCGTCCTCGCTGCTGGTGTCAGGCCAGTATTCGCGGCAATCTATACAAAATAAGACGTCGCCTTCTGAAAACTCGCATATCTTCGCATTGTCGTGTTCTTCGGAATTTCTCCGGATTCCCTTATGACAGGACCAACACTCAAGCCACTGCTCATCGTCGTCGCTGTCGCTTGGCGCGTCGCCATCGGGGAAGTTCCACCCGGCAGCACACTTAAGTGAGCAGAAAGATTCGTCCGCTTCTGGTCCAATGGAGAATTTCCGTCCGCCAATACAGCATCGTGTATGGCACGATTTTTCTGATGATGCGAACCTAATATTAGAACCACAAGGGTGAATAGGGTGAGCATAGGCTGAGATAAGGATCATAAGCTCCTTGGGAAGCTGGTTAAAAATAGGGCTGATAGTCGTCATAATATTCGTGGGGGTTTTGTACGTCCTCTTGCCAGCCCGAAGGCTGGCGGAGGGGTGTTAGTTTTTTTATACAACAGGTTTATTAGATAGCATACATGGTCATTTTTTTGGTTTATACATTTATCGCTTACGACGGCGCTGGCGTTGAACCTTCTCCATGTGAACACGGACCTCTTGTTCGTAGAGTTCGGCTTGAGTAGGCTTAGGCTCAATTTCGGTGATGACAAGGGTAATATTGGGCTTGTGGTCAGTTTCCTCGGTCGGCTCAGTGACATGAGACATGAGGTCTGCGAATATCTGGTCGCTCTGCTCAATTAGGCGTTTCATCTCATATTCGCCTCGCCTAATCTCGCGCGTCTTATCCCGGAGGAACTTCTTCGCTTTGGCACGCAACTCGGCTTCTTTCTTATGCCGGGACCGCCGCAACTCTGCCAGTTTCTTGTTGCCAGCAGCAATCCCCTTCTGTTTCATACGAGCGGTGTAACGTGGGTCGAATTGGGGGTGGGAGACCCCATAACGTCTAATTCCAACATGGTGGTGTTTGCCTTCCTTTGGGGAATCACCACCTGGGTGGTTCCGCAAATCCCAGTCTTCTCCGTCCATCGCGCAGGCGGCGTCTATAATTTCATGGAACTCAGAATCGCCAACGCACTTCCCCATCTTATTCTCCAAATCGTTGTAGAATTGTTCCAAATCCTTCTCCATTCCGTGAAATGACAGGGAATCCTGGGACGCTAGGCACTCCTGCCGAGAGTTGATTTTAATTGTTCCTTGCCTCTCGCCGTCACGCGCGTTGCCGTTCATCTCGCGCGCGACCACGTCGGACAGCAGCCGCGCTTCTGTGGTAACACGGATTTGGGAACCTCGGTTGCGATGGGCTTCGCGCAACACCTGGTTACACCTATCGCGCCAGCTCTCGTCGCTCTCGTCGGGCTCGCGGATAATCTTATGTTTTAGCGTCATCGGCCGTTCTTCAGGTGCGTGGGTTTGAGACGAGTGTTCCATGTCTTTATCTTTCAATTGCCTACCGATACTTTCATCAGGAGTAATCAAATTTTTCTGTGCGCCCTCCTCATGCTGGGAAAATTCCCGGAATTCGCCGCAGTGGCGGTCCAGGAACTCACCGACCAGCGCGATGGGGTTGTGGGTTTGAGACGAGTGTT